TGGCGCGCTCGATCATTTCCCGATCGATGACGACCCCGGACGACTGCGCCTCATTACCGAGATTGCGGAAGGCGTCAGCCGACAAACGAAGTGCGGCGACAACTTGCGGACCAGCCTGCCGGCCGGCCACCATAAAAGCTTCGTTCAACTGATCCTGCGGACTCTTCGTGTTGCGCACGAGCTGCATATATTTTTCAAGCAGCACATTGAGCGGCAACAAATTGCCCTGCGCATCGCGCAATTGCACATTATTCACGCGCAGGAAATTGTAGAGGTCTCCCGTTCCGTTCGCAGCTTCCGCGATCTTGCGCGAGAACGTATCGAGGAACTGATCGGCAGCTTCTACCGAACCGCCCGTCGCGATCACCGCATAGCGGAATTTCTGGAATTCGTCGGTCGTCAGTCCAACGCGCTCAGAAGCTTCGCCGATCTTGGCGACTTCTTCCGTAAGCTGATGAATCTGATTGACCAAGACCGCGATGCCCGCGGCGGATGCCAATCCCTTCAGTTTTCCTTCGAACTCGTTGAAGAACTGCGATCCCGGATTCATCTGCCGGAATCGATCCTCGATGCGGCGAACCGCGCGGTCGCCGGAGCCGACCGCGTTGTCCATATCCTTCTGGAATTTATCGAGCTGCGCCGACAGGGCGACGACGAGCGCTGCTGTGTCGTTCGTTGCCATGTCAGTGTTTCGTCACGAAATGACGTGCCCGTTCTTTCATCGCTTCGAATTCCTCGGCGCTCGGCGGCGGCGGTTCGAAATCTTCACCGCCGTGCGCGTGGTTGTAGCCGTCGACGCACGCCGCCAATTCCCACGGCGTCATCGCGTCTACTTGTCTTGGGGTGAATCCGATGGCTGCGCCGATTCCGTAGACTGCGGCGCGGGAGAGGCGGTCGTCGCCCCTGTCTCGTCCCCCGCCGCTTCCTTTTTTCCCACGTCTTCCTTCGGAACCCCGGTCATCGCCGCCATGATGATGGCCGTTGCCGTAAGAACGCTTTCCTGCCACGGCCGATCATCGACATAGCGCTTCGTCAGCCGGAACGCTTCTTCAGGCTTCATCCCGCCGCCGATCAACCCGAGGCGGATCGTCTCACGGAAGTCGTTGACGAAGAATGTGCCAGTCGTCAGCCGCTGAAGGATCGTGCCGACGCCCGCATTGCACTTATCCTGCAATTCGAGCGTCTGCCCGATCGGCGAGATATTGAAGACGTGTTCGCCATCACCGAAGAAAAGCGTGACGCTACCATGCGCAGCCATGCGTCACCGATCAGGGCTGGCCGGTTGCGCGCGTCACTTCGCCGTCGGAATCAAACGCGAGCGACACGTTGATCTTGCCGTCGCTTTCGTTGCCGGTGAGTTCGAACTTCGTCAGCAGGTACGCGCCAGCGAAATAGATTGCATCCGTGCCATCGACCGCGATGCGGCAGTTCTTCGAAGCACCGGAAAGCATCCAGTCGGCGAAGAAATCGCGATTTTCTTCCGCCATGACACCAGCGCCGGCAACGCTCGACGAGAGCGAACGCATGACGCGCTCGATCCATGCGGGCTGATCGGGATCGTCGCAATCCGGCACGACCGTATCCGATGTCTGCCCCTGCAGCGTGAACGATTTCGTCGTCAGGCCGCAGACATATTTGTTGAAGTCTTCGGGGCTTCCGCCGTCCCCGACCCAGATCGTGAGTTTGGTCCAGCGCTGCGTTGTCGGCTTGGCCATAGTGGTATCTCCTTTCGAGGCCGTTTGCGCCGGCCGCGAGCTGACAAGTTTTGAGGATTACGCTTGTTGGTTACGTGGAAGGTTCGGTTCGGGCGCGGAAGACAAAGACGCCGTGGCTTGTGAGGCCATCAGGATCGCGCAGATATTGCGTCTGTTCGGGGATGAGTTCGATCAGCCGAAAATCATCCAGAGCAAGGTCGGCATCGACCAGCGCCGAATGCACGGCCATGCCGATGCGCTTGACCTCAGGAAATCCTGGCGCGCGCGACCATCCATCGATGGTGAAGACGACATCGGCGCCGTCGTAGTCTTGTGCTCTATCGGGAAGAACCTGCACTTGCCCGACAGTGACATACGGAAATTCCGAATTCTGCGGCACGGAATCGTAAACGCGCCCGGCGATAAGCGAACTGATGCTGGATGACGCTTTCAACGCCTCCACCACCTTGCCCTGGATCGTCAAAGCCGGATCGCTCATTCGGCCGAGTGCTTTTTGATGTTGTCCGTGATCTTGCGCTTCATGGCTGCGATGATCCGCTTCTTCATCAGCCGATAGGTCGGAAAGAAGAACGGCTTCGCCTGCATATGCACCGTGCCGAACTCATCCGCTCGTGGATATTGGTATCCAGCCTTCACCGTTTGTGGACTGCCTGCGACAATCCTGATTTGTGTCGGCCTCGATCCTGGAATTTGCCGGATCGAGTGAATCAAATCGCCAGTTTCGCCGCGCGGCGCAACGGCCTCGATCATCTTTGCGAGCCTGTCACCTTGCACATGCAGTTCCGAGATCGCGGCTTCCGCGATCTCGTTCTGCATCTTGACGGTAAGGCGCCTGAATCGTTCGACGCTTTCATTACGCGCCATTCAGGCAACGCCCCTCTCGCAAAGAAGCTCGATCCATTGCTTTTGCTGCGTCGGATCGATGATCGACCGGATATTGTAGATATCTCCGGTTTTCTCATCGCGCGCGCGCCAGTCACTCGTGATCTGGCGCGTCTGAATGCTTGCGCGGATAGTGACGTTAACGAGGTTCTTTCCCTGCAGGCGCGCGGCGAGAACGGTTTCACCGCCAAGTTTCGGTTCGATCTTCGCCGCAACGGTGAAGTCAGGAAATTCGAGATATCCGCTGACGAGATTGCCATATCCGTCATCGCGCTCATTTGGCGCAAAGAAGGATACGCGCTCGCGCAGCTCACCTGCCTGCATTGGCCTAGAGCGTCACGCCTGGCGCGAGAATGCCGAGCGTCAGAATCGCCGTAGTCTTTGCAATGCCGATAAGGCAAACATCTTCACCTGTCGTAAGATCGCCTTCCGGCATGATGCCGCCGGCGGTGCCCGAGAGGTAATAGCGGGAGCCGGCAGTAAGCGTTGCACCGATGGTGATCTCGCCTGCTTTCTGGATGACGAGTGGTTGATTGAGGGATGCACCATTGAGCGCGATGCCGCGCGCTTTCTTCGCTGCAGCGGTTGCCGAGTTCGAGTCAGCCTTTTTATAGAGGCCCGTCGTCGTATCCTTGTAAACCGACTGGCCCGCGGTGATGGTCTCGCCGGCATAACCGCTTTCGAGAACCGCGCCATCGCCCTTGACGACATTTGCGGCCGTGATGCTGAGATCGGACATTCGATGTTCCTTTCCTTAAGGTGAAACGCGCCGGAACGGCGCAATCAATGCGTCGACAGCAAAGGGAAGAACGATTGCGGACGCTCCCGATTGCGAGGCGACGACTGCTGATCGGCTGTCGAACCAGTGACCTATCAGCAGAAGAATTGCCTGCTTCAGTGCCACAGGAATTGAATCCGCGTCCGCATATCCATAGCCGGCCTCGATCCTGATCGCCGGCCGCTGTGCTTTCGTCTGCGGAAAGGAAAAAGTGTCCTTGAATTGGACGTAGGCGCCGCGCGCGTCATGACGCAGATCGTAATTCGCGGAGTCAATCGTCTGCTCGACTCCGTTCGCGTCGTCATATTTCACGCTGACGATTTCCAGCGCCGGGAAAAGTGGCAACCGCATGCAGCGCTCAAAACAGTCGTAATCCTGCCGCCAGGTCTGCGCCATCAGGCAGCGGCCGAGGACTCCTGTCGGTCCATCGAGGTAGGACGTGGCCGCGTCGATTAGCGCCTCGATTTCCGTATCGGAATCGCCGTCATCGACGCGCAGATGTGACCTTGCCTCCTGCAAACTCACAGGCGCCCCAATAGGCGGTGTGACAATGATGGGCAGGTAATTCATGTCGCCTGCTTTTGCAGTAGGGGATTTGGGTGCTTGGAATGGTCGTAGCGCGCTTCGATATCTTCGGCGGTCGGCTGCTTTTCCTTTTCGGTGAATTCGACCTTCACCGAACCATCGTCCTGATCTTTCAAGTGGACATCGACGCAGTCGTATCCATAGACGCGCTGATCGGCGGGAGCGCAGGCATCGAGAAGCGACGATGTATCAGGAATCGTGATCTCGATCCCGCGAGCGGCTGCGATCCCGAGCCAGAATTCGCAACAGGCGCGGCCCTGTTCTGAGTGATGAGAATTTGCCAGCGTATAGTCGAGGCCGAAGAGCGATATTCGCTTCACGCCAATGAAAATCGCGAAGGCGATCGCGTAGGCGGCCGTACTATTGAAATATGGCGCCCCGCCGTTTGAATCGAGGCCGCGATTGAGCACATCCTGCAGCGGAAATGCGACGAGCCCCGGATAACCCTCTCGGATGATGCTCGTATAGACCGGGCCTGGATGCTTCTTCAGCCAACGCAGCATCGCTGCGATATTCGTATCCGGCTTTGCCGCGGCGCGCAGTTCCTGCACGCGCACATCATCCATATGGAAAACGCGATGGCAGCGCAGCACGTCGCCGATCGCGTTGATGCCCCAGACTTCGTCGCAATAAGCGCTCGATCCGCCGAGGCGACGTGTGAGCTCGAAAAACGTCGCACATGACGGGCCGAGCCCGACGATTGCAATATGCGCCGGCGGATTATCCGCCGGCGCAACGCTTTTTACTGCCCCATCCATTTTCGATCAGGCGACCGGCTTCTGCTCGGCAGCGCCGAGAATGGCGACAGCAGAAATGATTGCGGTTGCTGTTCCGATGCCATAGAGGCGCAGCTTCAGATACCGTTTGCTGCCCTTGTAGCCGACGCGCTTGGTGGCGGCGGCCGACAGCGTGATCGCAGCTTCCGTGCCGAGCAAGTCTGCATCTGCCGCGGAAGTGAACGAACCGTTCGTTGCGTCCGCTTCCAGCACGACCGGAGTGATCGTGTCGGCAGCAGAAGCTGAAAGACCGGAAGAGTATGCGAATTCGACCGACTGGAACCCTTGCCGATCGATAATGCCTGACAACCGGCCGTTCGCTGCGCCGGTTGTGCCGGCCGCTTGCGGCGTGATGCAATGCAGCACGCTGATGTTGTTGTGCATGTCCTTCATGGGACGATGATCTCCAGATTTTCGAGTGGAAGATTGGAGCGGCGCACGAGCCGAGGCCCATGCGCCGCTAAGGTCTCACGGGATCAGGTGCTGCACTTCAAAGCCTTGATGGCTTCGAAGTTTGTCACCGCGCCGCCGACCCGTTTCGTGGTGTAGAAGTGCACGTAGGGCTTGTTGGTGTACGGATCGCGCAGGACGCGGATGCCAGCGCGGTCCACGATCGTATAGCCGCGGCGGAAGTCGCCGAACCAGATCGGGAAAGCGTTTGACCCGACATCGGCCACGTTGTCGTCATCCGAGACCGGATAACCGCAGAGCTGCGATGGCTGGCCGGCCTGCACCGGAGGCTGCCAGTAATACTGGTTGTTGGCGTCCTTCAGCTTGCGCACGACGCCTTGCGTGGCGCGGTTCATGAGGAACCGTGCGTTCGTGCGATAGCCTTGCTTCAGCGCATAGATCAGATCGAGGATCGCGTCGATGCCGTTGTGCGTGCTGTCGCTGAGCGCGCTGGCAACGCCAGACGTGACAAAGCCGATCTTGTTCCACGCATAGGAAGCGTTCGCGACCATCGCATAGGTGCTGATGCCACGCGGCTGCAGCACACCATCGCCGGAATAGAAGGCGAGACCTTCCTTCTCAGCGAAGGTCGTCGACACTTCATCGCCGAGCCATTGACCGATGTCGATGCGCGCGTCATCCAGCGCCGTCTGGGTTGCCGCGGGATTGGCGTACATCTCCATCGCGTTGATGACGATCTCTGCCAGAGTCGGCGTGTTCGTTTCCGAGCGTGCCTGGCGCTCGCCGACCCAGCCGGCAGTCGCGCCGCCCTGGCTGACGAGTTTCTTGTAGCTCTGCGTCGAGATGGTGATGACATTCGCGATGCCGCGAATGGCTGAAACGTTCATCAGAACGCGATCGATGGTCTGCTCAGTCGTCGAATCAACCAAGTAGCCGCCATCGGGATCGGCATCTGTCTTCGCGGCAAGCTTCACTTCCAGATCGCGAAGACCCGCTTCGACGCCCTTGCGGAAGTAGGCGGCGAACGCGGCTTTGTGGGCCTTCTGATCGGCCGTGAGTTCATCCTTGCCGCTGCCGGCCCCGACGCGAACGGCGGCGATCAGTGCATTCGTCTCATCGAGCGCCTTCTGCAGCTTGGTGATTTCCGCATTGATGCGATCCACCTTCTCGGTCTGCACGACATCGGCCATGCCTTTCTTCAGATCGGCAAGCTCTTTGTCGCGTTCGGCTTTGAAGGCTTCGAATGTGGCCTTCAACTCGTTGAGGATCTTGTCGGCGTTGCCCGCGTCTGCGCGCACGCCAAAGATGCCACGCGCGCGCGCATTGAGAGAGGGCGCGGCACAAAGCATCGCTACCCGCGAAATCGCGGGGGAAACATGCTTCATCGAAAACCCCTTTAGGTTTTGAGGATGTTGATCAGCTCTTGAATCTGAGCCGGGTTGACGCCTGCATCGCGCGCGGCGGGGCGCCCTGCATCACGCTCGGGCGATTTCGTCATAAGCTGCGCCAGCATTTCACTGCGCAGGCTTCGCGGATAGCCAGCCTTGGCAAGCGCGGCTTCGGTCTGCCGGCGCGCCATCAGGCGGCTATCGAGATTCTTTGTCTTGCCTTCGTCTGCTCTCAGATCTTCCGCGACGGAATCGGCGAAGCCCTTAGCGACGGCTTCATTCGGCCCCATGAACGTTTCCGCGTCCATAAGCTTCTCGATTTCCTTTCGGTCGATCTTGGCGCGAGCCGCGTAAATATCGGCAATCGCCGAGTCAAACCCTTCGAAAAGGTCGGCGGCAGAACGCATGTCATGCCGATTGCCGATGACCATGCCCCAGGCGTTGTGCACCATCATGAATGTGCCGAGACCCATTTTGATCTCGTCGCCCGCCATCGCGATGATCGATGCCGCGGACGCAGCCCAGCCCATCACTTCGACGGTGACTTTTGCCGGATGCTCGCGCAAAAGATTGTATATCGCGATCCCCTCGAACATGTCGCCGCCAGGCGAATTGATCTTCACCGTCACCGGATTCTTGCCGATCGAGCGCAATGCGGCTGCCGCGCGTTTGGCCGTGAAACCAGCGCCGGTCCACATGTCTTCGCCGATCACATCGAAGATCGTGATCGAGTTCGGATCATCGGCCTCTGCCGCAAGCGGATGCTCGGCCCACTTGGCGAGCACGTCAGACGGTGCATCCCACTGAAAATTCTGCGGACGCTGAAACGTCTTTGCTTCAGGCATTTTGCGAAGTGACATCGCTTCCACCTTTCGAGGGATCGCCAGCTTGGTCCTGATTGCCTGCCGTGTTCGGCGGCGGGTAGTAGATGTCGCCGCCTTCGCGCGGATTTTCATCTTCCAACGCACGCACTTCGTTCGGCGATTTGACGCCCCACTGAAGCGCTTTCGTGTAAGCGTTCCAGCGGTCGTTGATGTTGCCTTTCACCAGCGCGTTGCGATTGAATTTCGCATAGACTTTCGGATCGCTGGCGAGATCGATCGTCACACCCTCTTCCCACATCACCAGATGGTCATCGAGCGTGAAGGTGACAAAGCCGTCCTTCTGCTGCTCGATGCCCGAGCCCCAGCTCGTCGATTTTTCCGTGTCGCCGATCATGAACGGCGGCACGCCAAAGAACATGGCGATATCGGAACGGGAGAATTTTCGGCTCTCGATCCACTGGGCATCCTGCGCCGTCATCTTGAGCTCGGATTGCGTCATTCCCTCTTCGAGGACGAGGAAACGTCCTTCGCTTTCGCCGCCGGCTCGATATTCATCGAGACTCGCCTTCAGATGATTGCGCGCCTCTTCGCTGAGCTTCTGCGGGTGTTCGAGAACGCCGCTAGCACGCATGCCGTTGCGGAACGTGCTCGCGCCATGATCTTCCATTGCGAGCGAGAGGCCGATTGTCTCACGCGCGTAGGTGATCGGCGTGACACCTGTGATGCCGTCGAGCGTTAGCCCGAACAGATGCCAGATTTCGTCCTGCGAGAACGTTTCGACGCCGCCGTTTGGCAGCGCATATTCATATGCGATCGACAAATCCGGCTGCTGTTTTGGCTTCACGCGATCGGGGTGCAGTGGGATGAGCTGCCTGATCTCGCCGCGTGACTTGACCTTGAGCGCGTAAGCATTCCCTCGCAGCAGCACATGCGCCTGCGCCATGCGCTTGAACTGTGCCGGCTTCTGCCATTGGTTCGGACGCCTATTCAGCAGCGCCCACAGCGGGGAGTCGGACTGATCTTCTCGCGTCTTGTCGTCGATGCGCCGCTTGATGTCGAGCGGAAGCGCCGCGACGCTGCTCGATATCAGCCTCACACAGGCATAGACAACCGCAACCTGCATAGCCGTGTCGGGCGTAACTGACTTTCCCGACTTGGTGACGCCGCCGCCCTGGCGCAAAAATCGATCAAGTTCATCAGGCGTCGTGATAATCACCCCGCCGCCCGAGTCCTGCATTGCAGCGCGCGGTGATGCGGACGGCTTTCTGCGCCATCCCGACCAAAAAGCCATCGTCTATCCTTTTTAGAGGACGAGCGCGCCGCGCGTTTCGTAAACGGATTTTCCCAGCGCAACCGGATTCCAACTCATCAGGATCGCAGCCTGCCCCATAGCAATCACTGGATCGATTTTCGCTCGGCCGGAAACCTGTTTGGTGATGACAATTCCATTGCCTTCGGGCTTGACCTTGGCGTTACCGACGCACCAAGCAAGCATGGCAGAACCACAGTGGACGAATGTCCCGTCGAAGATCTTGTTCTCAATTCCCCACCAGGCCGGTGACAATGCCTTGCCTTGAATGAGGCGCTTGAGCATCGGTTCGGTCATGCCCCGCGTCGTCAGGTCTTCGATAAGCGCCGCGATGTTGTTCGGATCAACCGCGACTGCATTTTTCTCGGGCAACAAACCGGATGCGAGAACTTCTGCGAAGACCCCGCCAACGCCTGCCGTGAGGTCGGCCGCTCGCTCGCAGATCGTCAGCGAACCCTCTTCTTCGAAATTACGCAGCGCCGGCGCGATGTCTTTGCGCAACGTCAAGACGTTGCGGTTGACCCAGGCATGCGCCCAGCAGAGCCATTTGCGCGTGACTTTCTCCCGGCCGATGACTGCAGCGGCCATCATGTCATCGAGACCGCCGCCATCGGCACCGAACGTTAGAGCCTCGCTGCGCGCGATCAGATCACGGAGATCGGCGAGAGACTCGTCGGCGGCCGTCTCCCAAAAATCAGCCGCGCGCCAGCCATCGCCGGTGAGGCCAACGCCGATCTCGATATCGAGATGCTGCGAAGCCCAGATTTGCTCCGCTTCTTTCGTTGCCTTGCCGTTATTCTCGTAGTCATCGACAAGCTTCTGGAAGTCGATCGACTTGCCGAGGTTTGGCAAAAGCGCCGGCCAGTTCTTCGGATTTCTCCAATAGTCCTGATCGCGCTGCTTGTCGGCTGGAAATTCATAAAGGACCGGCAGGAGAATCGGATTATCGCCGCCCCTGCCATCGCGGATAGCTCGGGCCTTCGCGAGCTCTGTTTTCCAGATGCCGGCCGGCTGCTCATCCGACTGCGTCGTGATCATCAGGACTTGGCCGCCCTGCATTGTGATGCCGCCGCCTCGGATCTGCTGCATCACAGATGCAGCCTTGGCTTTTTTCCCTAGTTCATGAAGTTCATCGATGATCGTGAGAACGGGAATTTCGCCAGTGACGATCGACGTGTCGAAGGTTTTAACGTCGAGCTTCGTCTTGGTCTTGTGGCGCTCGATGCGCTTGATGTGATCCTGGACCTTGAAGATGTCCCTGAGCCTGCGGTCAAGCCGGATCATCCCCTGCGCCTGGTCGAAGCACCGTTCCGAGATATTCTGGCTAGGAGCAACCAGCAGCATCTGCCGGTTCGGCGCATCCTCCATGTAAAGCGCCGTAAGGCCGAGCGCGGCAACGTAAGTCGTCTTAGAATTCTTCTTCGGGACCATGCAAAGCAGCTCCCAGACGAGCCGCCGCTTGGTCTCAGGATCTTCACTTGCCAGGAAGGCGACGAGGATGTCGCGAAACCAGTCCCCGCAAGCATCTTTCAGATACGGATTGCCGACGATGTCGGGCAACCGCAGCCGGTTGAAGAACGCAAGCGCTTTTGCCGCTCGTCTCTTGTTGAGCGGAACATCCGCGACCGGCGTCTTGCCGCTCTGAATCCTTTCCCACCAATCGGGACAAGCGAAACGCGGAAGCGTTTCAGTGCGAGGTGCTGACCGCATTTTGCGCAGCCGCCTCGTTCTCGAGTTCGGCCATCAATTCTGCATCCGCGTCCATCGCCTGCTGTTCGGCCAAGATCTTCTTCCCGACGCGCTCAGGCGAGCCTGCCCGCTCCGTATCGGCGGCAAGCGAACGCTCCGCATCCATGCGATCGTTGCGGTCCATAAAGATTTGCCAGAGCCGCATCGCCCCGACGTTGCCTTCCTGGACCTGTTTCCAGAGAAGTGCGGCATAGGCCGCATCGAGCCGGTCGCGCGCTGTAGCCCGCAGCCGCTTAACCAGAGAAAAATAATGCTTCCGAAAAGTCGGAAGCGTGATGTCCATCGCGGATGCGATCCGCTCATTCCCCCAGCCCAACGCCACCAACATTGTGACTTTGTTGATGTTTTCCGTCGTGCGGATGTGCTGCGGCCGACCGCGCCGTCCCCAGTTCTCGGGGATAGGGTCGCCGAAGAGGTCAAAATGCTGGGTCATCAGAAAAAAAATCCGCGAATGAGACTGCCGCCGGTCCGCAAGCCAATGAACTTCCGAACTTTTGCCTACCCCCCCCCGGCTAGTACCAAACGCCGCGTTGATGGAGGGTTGCCTGCTCGTCCTTTTGCTTTTTCTCGTCGTGGCAGCGCTTACACAGCGTCTGCACATTCGCCTCGTTCCAGAAGAGGCGTTCATCGCCGCGGTGCGGCTGCTTGTGGTCGGCCACTAGCCTTGAGGTATTACCTTCAAGGCGGCCGCAGCCTGGCATCTGGCATGTGAAGTGATCACGCAGGAACACCTGCTGCCGAAGCCGCTGCCAGCGCGCAGTCTTGTACCACTTGTGCCAAGGGCCGAGCGCAGCCATCCCTGAATCAAGACGCCCAGCACGCATGGCGAATGCTGCACTGGGCGTCCCGAACGTAGAAAGCCGAAGCAGCGATGCGAACGGCCCTCATCCAAAGCGAAAGCCCCAGTGCATTGCTGCACCGGGGCTACCTTCCTTCGACGTAGAGCGCATAGGTGCAGCCATGTAAGCGGTAGCACGGGCATTTGCCCGTTGCTGTAGCCCTTTCAGGGCCGGGGAGCGCTTTGACCTGCGGGCGGCTGCGTGAAGCAGCGGGCGGCGGGCTATATCGCTTCCAACTCGGCAGCAGGAACCCAGAACGTGTCTTTGCCGCCGAACAGCTTGCCTTCGCTTCTAACCCTGATTCTCTGATCGGACGCAACCTCGATTACCTGGGCTTCCCCCAGATATGCCGCCCAAAGCTCGCTCAGGAAGCGCACGGGCTGGCCGACCATGAAATTGAACGTTTTCTTGTCGAAGCGCCGATTAAGCTTTGCTTCGATTTCCCTGATGATTTCGACCTCTTCTTTCGTCAGCGGACGGCCGACGCGGGACCGATGAAGCTTGGCCCATTCGAGGATCTGTTCGCGGTTGCCGATATCGAGCATTTCGACCGGCACGAAGATCATGCAGGGCACGACGGCGCACTGGCGATGATTGTGTGCGCGAGGCGTTCCGCGGCATCGCCGTTTCTTGGAAAAGAGCGGCACATAGGCATGGATGTTGACCCGCTGAAGAAGCTTGGCGCTCTGCACTTCCCTGTTCGGCTCGCTCATTAAGCATTGCCAGAACGGATAGCCGTTATATTCGACATCCGGCGCAGCATCGGGCTGAAAGTGCCAGTCTTGTTTTGCCAGCATCGGAGTCACCCTGCTTTTTGTGTCGGTTGAGCGGGAGGCCATTCGGAAGGCACGGAAATTCCGCCATTCTGTTCGGCGAAGCGATTGCGGCGGTCATTCCATTCGCCGGTCGCTTCGTAGAATTCGCGCCAACGAAAGAATTGCGGCGTTCCGAACTTCGCTACCGTTAGCGCCGGCTGTCCTGCGGGACGCTGGAAACGCTCCCAACGCCGCTCGCGGATGAACGTCGTCAGATCGCAGACCTTCCGATTTTGCGCGGCGCAGTCCGCGAGATAGGGCGAAGCGCCATCTATGCAGCCAGCCGCATCTGCATCGTTGAGATCGAGGAACGCGGCCTGTGCCGTCACGTCGCTCAAGACGTGTTCCGCTGGCCACTTGGCTTTCAGTTCCGAATAAGCCCGCGCGCCGTTTGTGGACTCTTTCCTTTGTGAATCAGTCCTTTCTAGAATCTTACTTGGCCGCGACGGGTTTACCGTCGACGGTTGAGCCAGAGACGGCTGAGGCGCACCCCACGACGGGTTTTCAGTAGGTGGTGCATGCCCGCCTTCAGGTGCTGGGGGAACATCATCGGCCTCGTCATCGGTCGTTTCATCCTGGCCGGCGCCGCTCGACACGAGCGACAAAGCCGCCTTGATCTCTTCGTCCGATTGTTCGGGGCCGGGCTCGTCCCGCACCACATAGATGACGTGAAAACTTCCGTTCGAAAGCCGTGTCTTCTGCGCAGTGATCCAGCCCGTCCGCATCGCAGAGTGGATAATGCGTTTGATGCTGTCGCGGCCGAGCTTCCACCGGCGTGCGAGCGCTGGCCGGCGCACTTCCCAGTCATGCGGGCGAGATAAAAGGAATGCCAGAATGCCAACCTCGTCCGCCGCAAGCCGCTCATCGTTGAAGAGCGCGTTGCCGATTGTCGTGAAGTTGGCGGTATGTTTGCGGCGGATAATCATGCCGCCTCCCGCAGAACATCGGCCGCTTGAGCGATGAATTCCTGCGCGCGCGCGGCGTAAGGCTCACCGGCTTCCCTATGCCAGTCGGCGATATGGAGAAGAAGCTGGCGTTTGGCATTGCGAAGGTCGCTCGCGCCACGCGGCATCTTGCCGGTGTCGCCGAGCGAACTTTTCCAGATTGCCTTGCACTTCCGGCCGATCGGATAGGGCATCACCATGCCGACTTCGTTCTTGCCGAGCATCGCGATTTCGCTTCCGGCTTTCTGGGTGAAGGTGATGGGATTCATAGCTCAAGCGCCTGTTGTTGCGGCGCTTGCGGTTTTTCCGCGAGCGGAAGGCGTGGACGCTTCAGTTCGTCGGCGATGCGATGGCACGCGATGTCGAAATACTTCGGCTCTATCTCGATGCCGATGAACTTGCGGCCTAATTGAACGCAGGCGACTCCGGTTGTACCGGAACCCATGAAGGGGTCGAGTATCGATGCCGCATCAGATGGAAGCTGCTGGATACACCATTGCATCAGCTCAATTGGCTTCTGCGTCGGGTGATCCTTGGCAAAGGAAACGACGTGTCTCTTAAAAAGCTTGGCGGGCTTAGACATGTTCGTCCAAGCTTTCTCGCATTGCGACAAAGTAAGCCCCTCGGGTTGCACTTTGTCCCAGACCAAAAAACACTGGGATGGCGGAAGCTGGAAATAGTTGCCGCCCCAAATGATCGATACTGGGGCTGTCAGCCTCACCTGTTCGATTAACGCAGGGGGGGGGTACGTCATTATCCCAGTCGAGCTTTTCATGCCGCTGACGCACAGGATTTGCGGCAATGCCCAGACCATAAGGCGGATCGGTCACCACAGCATCGACCTTCGGAAGCGAAGGTAGAATCTCCCGGCAGTCACCGAGATAGAGGGTGACAGAATCGGAAAGCTGTTCGGTGCGCGGCGCGTTCATGCCGCCTCCGCATCAGTGACTTCGCCGGTTGCGGAGTCGTGAGAGAGCGGTTTCCCTTTTCCGTCGACCGCTGGCGCTTCCAAGCCCCATGCGTCCCAGCCCTTGCGGGCTTTGCGCGCGTTCAATTCGATCTTCGGCAGGTTCGGAAAATAGGCTTCGATCAGTTCGAAAGACTTTTCCGGTTTCTCACTGTGCGCGCCGATCGGCGCTTCGATTACCGATCCCCAATTCTCGCCCGGCGCGGGGCAAGGAATATTGCCGCGTGTTCCGACAAGAAGAATTTCATGATTGATGCGGAACCAGTAGCCCATCCCCTGCCGCTTGCCTGGGTAGATCTTTTTCCAAACCGCATGCGACTTGTAGGTGAAGCCCCATGCGCGCAGCACGTCGATAGCTTCAGGAAGCATCGGCACAGTCGCCCAGAGAAAGAGGACACAATCTTTTGCCGCGATTTTCTCGACTGGTCGGCGGGCGATCTCATCAACCTCGCTCGTCGGATAGTGATTGTCGGCCGACTTCGCCATGCCGGTGTCGGACCACGGTTTATGTTTCCACTCTGGATCCGCGAGGATGACGCCATAGCGTTTGTCGGGAAGCGCCGCTTGTTTCTTCGCGAGCGCCCGCTCTTTGTCGGCTCGCTTTCCTTTCTTGTCGGCTTGCAGCACATCGAGCGAAACGCGCCCGGCATGATGTTCGATGCGGGTGCGGACCTGCTTGAGCATTTGCTCAAAGGCCCGCTCGGCGATGCCGCCGACCCTTTGAGACCGAGCAGAAAGCTTTTTATCGATCCCAAGTTTCTGAAGGCTAATTGGTTCTTCGTCAGCACCAATTAAGCCTTTGCGCTTTCGATCTTTTTTGACTCCGGGTTTGAGCCTGCCGGCGTCACGTTCCGTCTTCAGCATAATGCCAAGCCGACGCTCGGCACGAAGACGAAGCTCGGCTGCGTCCATTTCCAATTGCGTGTCACGCGACATTCGCGCATAGGCGCGGATGGCCTCGGCCTTGTCGCGGATTGTTTTCACTTCATCGATGCGACGTGCTTCAGCCAGTGCTGCCTTTGCGGATTCGTATCGGGTGAGCTGGGTCATGGGACAAGACCCGCTTCATTGCTCGGCAGAGTCACCACTGGTGATCGTTGCGCTGTGGCCTGCTGCTTTCGATCAAGTGCGGAATATCCTTTCGGCGGATCGCCGAAGAATTGTTCGGTGAGTGACTGGCGTTCGCGCGCCTGCGCGCGGCGCGCAGCATCCGCAAGCGCTTCCTCCGAGGGGTTCTTTCTTACGGAATAAGAGCCATGTCGCGAACCGCCTTCATTGTAATAGTGGTTCCAGCATGCCGCTTCGCTGCGGCCAATCTTTAGCGCGATATCTTTCCATTCAAGTTCAAGCACGTCGCGCAAGCGAAATAGTTTGCGCGTCTCATCGTAAGTCCATGCAGTGCCGCGCGGCATTTATATTTCCCGAAAGGCTCGGATGCGCATCGGATCGCTTCCTTCGACCGGCTCTTCATCAGCGAGAATGATCGGGCCGCGATCGCGGCCGAGAAGGATTCCGCCGATCGCCAAGATCAGTGCAGCGCAGAGAACGATCAGAAGAACGACGAGGAATGTGTGCATGGTCATTTCCTCCGTTGCATGTTCGGGAGAAGCTTGCGCATGCGGAAAAGAAGCTGCCGCTCTGCTGTCTGCCAGTCCCAAGGTTCGATCTTGATCGTGAGCGGCTGCACCTTTGAATAGGGAAGCCAGTTCGGATGTGGCGCGTTGCGCATGAGATCGCGCCACTCGGTCACGAACATGATCACGTCATAGAGTTTGACGAGGCGGTGAATTTCTTCAGGGATCGGATAAGGCAAGCCTGCCGCCTGGTGAACTGCGGCTTCATGCTCGGCGTCGAGTTCTTTGAGGACATCGAGGATGGCTTGCGATGTGACGCCGCACTTTCGCTCGATGCGCTTGGCGATCGTCACCTTCTTCGGTGTCGGATCGTCCTTCCAGATGCCTTCTGGAATGTCGTGGCAGAGGAAATATGCAGCTTCCGTTTCTGTTGCGCCGGCTGAGAGCATCGCATCGGCGCCGAGACACAGGTGCTGCGCGACTGAATACCAAACGCGGGGCGTGGCCCCGTTATAGCGCGGCTCTTTGGCGACATGCTCGGCAAAGACTTCAAGGTCGATATCGCTCGTGCGCACGCAGTCGAGATCGAGTCCCTTGAGGTTCGCGAGCGTGAGAACGGTGTCGCCAGCCATTGCGGCCCCTGTTGCGGTAAAGCAATCCCCGAACCGCTTTCTTTAAGCGGCTGACGCGATACGCAACGGAACTGGAAACAGAAACTTGCGACAATAACCGCAGCGACGAGCTGCGGGATCACGACTGGTGATCAGAGGTTTTCTAAGCTGCGCGCCGTTTTCCCCGCCGATTTGAATTGTTTGCGCGCTGATGGATGAGTCCCGATATGCGCAGAAGTTCGACGACATGCTCGCCGGCTGGCGTGAGCGCATATTGCGGGCAGAAGGCGGTCGGCATGTAAACGCGCTTGCCTGCAGCCTTCTCCGCTTCGAATTTCTGAATGATTGCGGTCCAGCGGGGATGGTGGGAGATCAATCCCATCCGCTCAAGAGATTTGAAGCCGACAAACCACATGCTCGTGTAGTCTGCCCCGGCCGCGCGAGTAAAGTTTGCGCGGTCGAGATATTCGCGCTTGCTCAGTTCGGGTTCGTTTTCGAGTTCGAAAACAATATGGCGCAAGTTCGCGATCTGATTGCGCGATAGCGTCAGGTTGAAAGAGACGCGCGTTGCGTAATCTCGGAATGCGCGATTATTTTCGGTCATGCCGCCCTCCGCTGAATGGCTTCTCGCGGGCCGGACTTGATACCGGCTTCTTTTCTTACGCGCTGAGTCCGGGTGTCAGCGGCCTGTGTCACGTCCCATTGAAGGGCGTCGGCAAGTGCGTCACAGGTGCGAGCGTGTCCTTCCACGCCGCCGCGAGAACTGTCGAAATTAGAATTGAAGTTCGAATTGCTGAAGCCGCTGCTGATGATCGGCAAGCTCGGCGCGCAGTGCCGCAGCGATCTTGAGCGTATCTTTGCCGCGCGGGGAATAATCGCCAGCAAGCCAATATTTGACGGTGCGCGCCGCGCGCCCTGTGACCCGCTGAAGCCACTTGGCCGCGCCATCGGGATGGAGAGTGACAACCGTGGCGATGATTTGGTGCAAGTCGGCCGGCGAAGTGGTGCAAGTTCTTGCATCGGGCGCGATTGAAGGTGCGCGGCCGATCGATTCAACTGTCCGCATGTTTCAACTCCATACGCAAAACAAATTGGAGAGACGTTATTAACCAAGCTTGCCCGCATCTGTGGAACTCGGGCGGAATTGCGGCGCTGAAGGAAATTTGATGCTGGCTTTATCTGCAACCGATCGGTGTAATTCTCCCCGTGGGCGACAATCAGTTCGCCCCGTTTTGTACGGGGGTACGAATGAGCAGGTGGATTCTGCCGCCTGTCGCCGGCCTTATCGAGCCGGTGCTGGCACCGCAATTCACGGTCGACGGAATTGGAGCCATCGAACTTCTCAACGATCACGAAATCCGTATCAGCATGTTCGAGCGTCAGATGGCGATCGAAGCCGGCGTCAACGATCCGCAACTCGTCTTGAACGTGAAGCTGCGCGGGCAGATCGAGAACTTGCCGCGCATCATGGGCAATCTGTGGCCGTGCCTTTATCCCGACAGAACGCCGCCCTTGGTGCCGGGCGGAAATGGGCTGCGCACCGTGAAGTGATTTCACGCCGCAGTCTCCTTCATCAGATCGGCGAGGTCCGGCCGAAGCGACAAACCCGAAAGGCCAGTGATTGCCTTCAAGTGCCGCGCCAGATCGACGTCCATCGGATTTTTGCCAGCCTCGGCGCGCGAAAGTGTTGCCTTCGTCGTTTCGAATTTCCGCTCGCGCTTCAGGCGAAGCACCAAGTCTTCGAAGGTGACGTTGTGCTTGTCGCGCCATTTGCGAAGATCAATCAGTGGCTGACTCATGCTGAATTGGTTACGTCAAACGTAACTATTGGTCAAGCCTGATGTTACGTGAGGCGGTAACGACGCCCGGTTACGTTGTGGGTAACGTCGCTCACATGCCGAAGCGCGCACCTGGCTGGAGCAAAAGGCCCGCCGAACGCCGCCGCACATTCATCGCGGAATGGCGTGATTTTCGCGGATTGACGCAAGAAGCACTGGCCGAATTGCTCGATACGACGAAGGCGACGATCTCCCGCATCGAGGGCCGAAAAATCGGCTATACGCAGGACTTTCTTGAAGCCTGTGCTGACGCGCTCGGCGTCCATCAAAGTGTGCTTCTCTCTCGCGCACCATCTGAAGCTGAAAAAACTGCGGCGATCAGCGAATCACGACGCAAGCGCGCTTAAAGCTTTCTTCAGACGCAACCTCAAAAACCTCAGTTACATTGTGCGTAACTTTGCCTTGACTTGTTAGTTACGTTATGCGTAACCTTCCTTCCTATCGAATGACGGGGAGGGAAGTGATGTCCAGCGTTCTCAGCGGCGACGAAAAGACAGTTCACGTCGCGATGTGCGAGCTCGCCGAAGGCGTTTCCGATGGTGAATGGCGCCGCGTCGATATGGATCGTGTGCGCGAAAAGCTTGCCGACATGGGCAAGCAGCGAATTCGCCAAGCGCTCAACGGTCTCGCGCTCTGCGGCTTCTATCAGTGGTGCAACACCATTACCGGCAAGGCTTACGCACAAGTGCGCGATCCGGCATTTCAGGTCATCGCCTGATCATGCGTTCCGCCACGCACTCGATTTCCCCCGTCCAGTTGCGTCGGCGTCTTGCGCCGCAGTTCTCGGCTTTCCTAGGCATGAGAGCTGCGGCGCTTCTTCTTTTTGTTCTGTCAGTCAGTGGAGTCTGCGTCATGTCGAAATTCGTTCCCCTTGCGGAATTGAAAACGGCGAAAGCCGAAGTCGAAATCGCCGCGCCATCGATCACGCCGGAAGCAAAAGCACCGGCCAAGATCGATAAGCTTTCCCTCGAACAGCGCCTTGCGCTGATGCAGATGAATGACCGCGGCTTCGTGCAAGCGGTCTATCGCGGCTTGCGCGAAGAAATTCAGATCCCGCCTTTCACGACATCGACCTTCGCCGAGCTGCGCGAACTCGGTTTGGCGAAGCGCCCTGACGGCGAGCGCTATCACCGTCTCACGATCCAGGGCCGTATCGCTTCCGATCTGATCGCCATGCGCGAACAGAAAGAGCGGCAGATTCATCGCGGCTACTACGGCGGCAGCGAAGGATCGCAGCAGAGCGTCTTCTGCACTTGCGGCTGGTCATGCGCGGTCTCGCGCGGACATAACGCGCAGGGCAAAGCGATGGTCGCGATCACGACGCACCTTCGCGCCATCGAAGCGGTGACGAAGCTCGCGAAGTCTCTCCATCCGCAGTTCACGAAAACCTGACGGGGAACCGCTCCATGATCCTGCGCGGAATGATCATAGCGGCGGTGATCTTCATCCTGATCGCTTCCGCCTTCGCATCGAAGGCGCGTGCGCAAGATGCGAGTGGCAATCCCATCGTCAACAAATCGAATGCGTCTCTCGTTTCGTCGATCAACGCGAAGCTGCGGAAATACCTTCGACCTTCCGGCAAATGCCTCTTCGGAACCGAACGCCTCGCGACGTTCTACGGCCATGAGAGCGGCAGGCGCACAGCAAGCGGTGAACGCTTCGAACCGCTCGGCATGACGGCTGCGCACCGCAGCCTTCCCTTCGGCACAACACTCAACGTCAGCAATCCCGCGAACGGCCAGAGCGTCAGCGTCCGCATCAATGATCGCGGACCTGCGACGATTGCATGGATCGATCTTTCTCTCGGTGCAGCTCGCGCGCTCGGGCTTCGTCAGTCAGCTTACGTGTGCGTCCAATGAACGCTCACGCAAAACCCGCCGTCTTGACCGTGCAACCACATGGCCTCGCGCCTGGACGTAACCCTGCCGGCGGGGAGCAGCAGTGCGCACGGCCT